CTGACACCAAATCAATAAAGGAGTTCCCCGACGCGGCCCAGCGGTTCGCGGTTTGCCAATACCAAGCCGACCGCCCTCAAATCGAAAACTAAAAATGCGATTTTGCCGACGGTGAAACACCAGTAAAATAAGGAAAAACGACTTTTTAAACTTTGCAAAAATGGAGCTTACAGATATACTTTACTACTTTATCGGAATCGCCCTTTTAACCTTTGGCGTTTGGGGCACCGTTGACGCGATTAAGCAAACTAAAAAGAATAAGTAATGGAAAAGGATTACTCAGAGTTTAACACTAAAAAAAGGGCCTTTCTTGAGGCTCTCGAGGCCAACTTGGGAATCGTAACCAAAGCGGCCGCCGCCGTTGGGTTAAGCCGCGAAATCCATTACCATTGGTTAAAAAACGACCCTGAGTATAAACAGGCGGTTGAGGAGCTCGACGGGACGGTTTTAGATTTCGCCGAGGGGCAATTACACTCACTCATAAAAGAGGGGGACACGGCCGCCACTATTTTTTATTTGAAAACCAAAGGAAAGAAACGGGGTTACATTGAGCGCCAAGAAATAACGGGCGCCGATAATCAGCCAATAATAACTATTAGTTCGAATTTATGAAACTTTATATTCCTGTTTCATCTGAGCAAATTACTTTAAAGCGATTCGTTGACTACCAAACGGCGGCCGACGATGTTGAGCGGGTAATGGTGGCGGTAAATAAAAACCGCGATTACTGCGAAGGGCTCAAGGTTGAAACGATGCAAACGGTTATTGAGCTATTCGACGCCGCTTGCATTACGGGCAAAGATACCCACACCCCAACCGTTACCGTTGAGGGGGTTAAGCTGGGTTTCATTCCTGACATTAACTCAATGACATTTAGAGAACACGTCGATTTAGACCAGCTCAGTAAATCCATTTGGCTAACCAACGGCGAAACCGACTATAAGAACCTCGCGCAATTAATGGCGATACTTTACAGGCCCGTAACTGAGCAAGTGGGGCAATATTATAACCTCGTTAAATACGATTCGGACGGGGTTAAAAAGTACCTTCACGCCATTAACGGGTTAACTATGGACAGAGTTCAGGGCGGCCTGCTTTTTTTTTCGAGTATCGCCGCCGAATTAGTGAACAATTCATTGGAATATTTGGACGGGATGCTGACGGAGGAGATGAGGGAGATTATACCCCAAGCGGACTAGCGCGGTGGGGTTGGTATCACGTTTTGGAGAGCGTGGCGGGGAATGATGTAACCAAACACGAAAACGTTTTAGATATGCCAGCCGCTTCGATATTTACCCACCTCAGTTATATGAGGGATTACCAAAGCGAGCAAGCGAGAATAATAAAACAGAGTTACCGTAAATGATAACACAAATAAGTTATAACGTTTTAATTGAGCGGTTCAAATCATTTGCCGCCGCTCACTTTCTCATTAAGGGATTTAGCCACGGCGATTTAAGTAACATTGACATCGATAAAGACGTCGAGTTCCCGTGGATGCACGTTTTACCCGTTGAGGTTGAGCCTCGAGCGGGTTCCCGTCTTTATTCGTTCGTTATCATATTCGCCGATTTGCCCCGCGATAAGGAGACGCCCGCCGAATATCAGCGGGAAGCCATTTCCGATTGCATAAAGTTGGCCGAGGATTTATTGGCCGAGGTTCAAAACGGGCTAACTGTATTCGGGCCGCTTGTTGAGCTCGATGGGGGTGCAAACATTGAGGTGTTTATAAATGAGTTTTCTCATACGCTTGTTGGCGTTAATCTTCAAATGACGCTGTCGGTTCCGTGGGACTGGAGCGCGTGCGATATTCCCGCCGATTTCACTATTGGCGGCTCGGGTTCGGGCGGTACGGGTACGGGGGGCGGTTTGACTCTGCAAACGAACGGGGTTAATAACGGGCTACAAAGTTTATTGAACCTCCAACAAGGAACGAATGTAACGATAGTAGATAATGGAAACGGAACCGTAACAATAAATTCTACAGGCGGCGGTGGCGGCGGTGGCGGTACGGTTACGAGTGTGGCGTTAACGGTTCCCTCGGCTTTTGTGGTTTCAGGTTCGCCCATAACGAGCGCGGGCACGCTTGCAATAACAGGCGCGGGAACCTCGGCCGAATACATCGACGGTACGGGGGCGCTCCAAACGTTCCCAACTATTCCCGACGTTTCGAATTTCGTTCCTTACACGGGCGCGACTGCCAACGTAGATTTGGGCGTTCATTCATTGACTGCTAATGATGGGGCTTCTAACACCGAAATAAACCCCGCGTTTTTTGGGGTGCAAAATTCAGCGGTGACGAAATTTGCCGTGTTAAATGAATCGGGGTTAACCGTTACGGATATCGGCGCGAGTAGCGTTATGAACGTAAACGCGGGCGGTTTGACCTTTCCAGATGCAACGAGCCAATACACGGCCGCCCCTGTAAACCTCGACGATTTGAGCGACGTTAACACGCCCTCACCTTCGAACGGTCAAGTTCTCGCGTTTAACTCAAGCTCGGGCGACTGGGAAGCGGTAACGCCAGCGGCGGGGGGTTCTGTTACCTCGGTAGGGCTAACGATGCCGTCGGCTTTTAATGTTAGCGGTTCACCTGTTACCACGGCGGGAACTCTCGCGGTTACGGGTGCGGGAACTACGGGCCAATATATACGGGGTGACGGTACTCTCGCCAACTTCCCGAGCACGGGCGGAGGTGGCGGGCAAATATTTTATTTTAACGGAAATATTAGCCAGGGTACAATTGGGGGGACTGCTTTTTATGAGCTGGGCACGGCGGCCAATACAGGCCCCGCGGCTAACTTTACGCGGGCGACCACGGGCGTTATTGCGAGCTTTATAACTGATGTCGGAGAGCCTAACCATTTAATTATCCCCTCGGGCGTTTGGACGATTGATGTTTATTTAAGTGAAACGGGCGGGGGTGCGAATAACGCCGAAATTGTGGCGGTGCTCAAGGTTTACAACGGTGCGACCTTTACAACTATCGCAACCTCACCACTCGAGCAAATAACGAACGGGAATGTTATCGACCTTTACACGTTTGCTATTTCAGTTCCCAACACGGTAACGGCCGCAAGCGATCGCGTTGTTATCGAGTTCGACATTCAGAACACAAACGGTAAAACGGTCACGCTTTATACTGAGTCTAATAAAATTGGCGAGGTACATTCAACTTATGCAATCGGCCTCAGCTCATTGAACGGGTTAACTGACTCAACTCAAACTTTCGCCACGGGAACGGCGGGAACGGATTTCGGTATTAACTCAGCGGGAAGCGTTCACACGTTTAATTTGCCCACGGCCTCGGGGTCAAATCGAGGGGCGTTGAGCTCGGCCGATTGGAGTACATTCAACGGAAAACAAGATTCGATCGGTTTAACCACGGTCGGGACTAACCTCGCCACGCTGGCGAATCCCTCGGCTATTCGTTACATACGAATTAACGCGGATAATTCGGTTAGCTCGATAAGTTTGGCGACGTTGAAAAGTGAGCTCGGGTTATTGCGAGGAGTTCAAACTAGTAACTTAACAAGCGCCACAACGGGAACGAATGTCAATATAACGGGGTGCCAACTTGCGCTCGACGCCAATAGTAGTTATATAGGCCGTTTAGTTGTTAGCTCAGGATTCCCGAGCACAACGGGGTTTAATCTACTGTTTACGTTTCCAAGTGGCTCAACGATGAACGTCGGGCAAATATCGAGCGCGGCGGTTGGGGGTCAATTTATGCAATGGCAAGCGGTCACAAGTGGAACCGCGTTAACAAACCGTTTAAACCAAGCCAATAATCAAACGGGGTTAGCGATGATTGAAATTTTTATAAGCACGGGCGGAACGTCGGGCAACTTAACGCCCGCTTTCGTTACCTCTGCCAACGGTTCAACTGCGACCGTATACGGAAACGCTACCTTTATTCAATTAGAAAAAATATAATTATGAGAGAAATTCAACCGTTAGATATTTGGAGTAACGGCGAAACGAAAACCGCCGTATGTCTTAAACTTTACATTTCGTTCGACGATTTGGAGGCGCGGGCCGCTTTGGTTTATTCGCTATGTGACGTAGACGGCCGCGTTATTTATGACGGGCAAATAATATTCGAGGGCCAAATGTACCTCGACTGGGGCTCAAGTGGCGACAGTAATTCGGAGGCGTACACGTTGGCCGCTGGGCTTTTAAATATTACTCTCGTTTAGTGGCGAAGCTCGAAACATATAAACCCCTGTTAGATGAATTCGGGGCGAAAGTGATTAAACGCGCTCAGGCTAATTTAAGAAAGAAGCGAGAGATTCGGGGGCGTTCGGTTAATCGCGTGTTTCGTGGGACGTTGTTGAATGCCTTGACTTGGGGTTACTTCAAACGAGGAAACCAAATATTACAATGGTTCGGCGTAAAGGCAAACGACCCAACGCGCAATTATGCAGACGTAATCGAGAAGGGCCGCCGCCCGAATAGCGACCCGAAAACGTGGCCCCCCGTGGCTCCGATTTACGACTGGATGCAAGGTAAAAGCCTTTTTAAGAATGAGGACGAACCCTCCAAACTTTGGGAAGCGGCGCGAATGGCGAAGAGCATTGGTAAGCGTGGAATCGTTGGGGTTTTTTATATGCGAGACGCTTTTCAAACTGAATTCAGAAAGAGCGGAAAAGAGTTCCGCACTATGTATCAAAAAGAAATATTTAAACAACTGAGGCTAAAAGCCGACAAATACATTAAATAAATGGCGCTATCGTTTGACGATTTTCCGTACAACCTAACCCCGCGAGGGCAAAAGGTTCTATATATAGTGAGCTCAACCAATTCGGGCCAACCTGGGTTTAAATACGGGGTGAGCATCGTCGAAACCTCAACGGGCAAAAATTACTTTTTTTATTATTCGCCAGCGCTAGCGGATTCGAAATTATATTTTGATTTAGCGCCGCTTGTGAACTTGCGAAATAGTGAGGCGGTTAATGACATCCATTCGGGAACCACTTCGGGCACCTATACGGAACCCATTGGCGACGGTTGGGAAGGTTATAGCTTTACTTTTTCTGAGTGGTGGTTAGTGAGTGGGGTATTAACTGAAAACGCGGGCGTAACGGCCTCAGATAGTTGTAAAGTTTTTAACGCCTACTATCAACCTTCGGACGGCTATAAACCCAACGCCAACTCGGGGGCGGTAAATGTGAAATTTGCGATGAATAACACAAATTCGTTTTTATGGAGCGATCGTAAACAATCAACGTATGTTTGGCCCCTTGCGGATACATACGCGCCAACAATTAGCAACGGCGTTTTTATTCCCGTTTGGCCGACTGATTTCGGTTTAATTTACGTTTCAGGAACTAACGACCTCCCCGCCAACGCGGCGGCTAAATATCGCGTTCGGTTTTATGATGGGGTTAACCCGACGCCCATTACTACCGTGCTCGATTTGGCGGGCGTAGAAATTGAGGGAATACCTATTTACCCCGCGAACCTCGATAATAATACGGACGGCCTTCCAACGCCCTCAACTTATCCCGATTGGACTCATTACACCCTTGAAATTTTGAACGCGGCGGGGACGTTGGTTCGTTCATATCCGTATGTATTTTTTAACGCTGACAAATTCGGGTTACAAGATTGCCGCTTCGACGTGGTGCGGCTGGCTTGGGTTGGATCGCGTGGCGGTTGGGATTATCAAAATTTTATAAAGCGCTCAGAAAATAGTTATGCAATCGAGCGCCGCCAATGGAAACAAGTTCTCCCAAATCAATATTTAACCAGCTCGCGCCAACAAACCGACCGCCAAAGTATCGTTAACAAGATTATAACGGTAACAACGGATTGGCTACAGGAAGGAGAATTTGAATTTTTGAAAAATTTAATTATTTCTAACCAAGTTCAAATCGTAAACGCCGACGGGACTCAGACGCCCGCCAACGTGCAAGAAAGTAACTATGTTTCTCGAAAGGAACGAACGGGCCGCCTTTATAACCTAACTTTAAAAATCGGATATTCACAAGAATATTGGAGTTAATACCATGAACGA